AATATTGTTACAGCACCATTAGCTATACATTGTATAAAATCTTCAGCATGACCTGATGTTGCATCTTTCTGTAAAAACAGATTAGTACCATTGGTAGCTATTACTAGATCGCCAGTACCTACTTCACTAATGAAACTATTATTATTTCCAGAATCATGAAATAGTTGTAAAGCATTTGCATCATTATTACCAATAGTTATATGACCACCTAACACAGTATATGTACCATCTCCATCATTAGATGTAGTAGCAGAATTTACTTTTAGTTTTTGTGTATTAGTAAGGTTAGTAGTATTAGCTGTTGCAATCGTACCTGTAGTAAAAGCACCAGTACTAGCACCACCATTTATATCAACATTACTAGAAGTAAATGCTGTAGCTGTAATAGTTTTGTTTGTTAATGTCTGAGCAAAAGTATCTAAAACGACATTACCACTAGCGTTTGGAAAAGTAATTGTTCTATCAGCAGTAGGGTTTGTTACTGATAGTGTTGTTTCATTTGCATCATCAGAACTACCTTCAAAAGTAAGTGATCCTGTAAGTGTTCTTAATCCATCTCTTGTAAAAAGATCATTAGTTACTATGTCATTTATTTCTTGTTGTGCAAATAATAATTGATCGCTGTTTGTATCTAAATCTTTTTCTGTTAAAACACTACCATCTTGAAAGTCTACTTTTTTAACACTTATATCTGTATCTCTTTGAAATTTTATTGATGTGCCATTAGAGGGTATATTGCCACTTGTAAAAGTGACTGTTGATCCGCTTACTGTGTAGTGAGTACCGATAGTTTTTAATACACCACCAACAAAAACATCTATTTCATTACTTGATATATAGCTAAAGGATATAGAAAAGTTTGCTGTGCTTCCATTACCTGTATGGTTGGTAAAAGAAGTTGCTGTATTAGTAGCCATGATTTAAAAGGGTACTTGTGGAAGATTGTCTAATGTAACTCCTTTTCTAAGTTTACCAGCATCAGAATCTATTGTCTCTATTCTATTTCTTTTGTTTTGGTCAATGTATTCAGTTTTTAAAATTTCCCTTGCCTTTTCTTTATATATAGACATTTCTCTATTTAATGCTTGCACTAATTCATCTCTAGCATCTCCCTGTGCTTTTATGGCAACTTCTTCATTTACTGTTGATACAAAATCACCTCTCATAATTTTTATGTTTCTTTGCATATTTGGTTTATTTATAACTTCTAATAGTCTGTCGTATAATCTTTTACCACCTATTTTTGTTGATGCTGTTAAATACACAAGTTGAGCATATTCATTTGCATTTAATTTATATGCACCTTTTAATAAGGTTTTCTTTGGTGGTTTAAATTCTCTATTAGTATCTGCAATAACACTTAAAACAGGGTCGTTTATTGTTTGTGTATCTGTTGACCAGCCATCAAGTAATACATTCCAGTTATGTTTTCCAAAGCCTACAGGAAATGTTCTGTATTGACCTGTAATCCAGTTTTGTTCTGGTATAAGTTCAGCATTGTAATAAGGAACTGTTGCAGCTAATTCATTAAAATATCTTCTTAATGAAAAGAAAGGGTTTGCATCTCCATACGCTGTTTTATCCATAAGTATATTACCATCTGAAAAACTTGAATATGTATTCATAGCTTTTTTTAGATCTCTACCAAGGGCAGAATATGGATTTGTAATCGCAGCTAATCTTCTTGCTAAAAATCTTTGCAAACCATCAGGCCTGTCAAACATTTGTACGATTTCAGTTATGCCTTGTAAGTATGATTTTTCTACTAAATTTCTTGCTAAAGCTACTTTTGCTACATCTACAAGCTGTTCGCTGTTAGTATCTTCTGGATCTAAAAAACCTCTTAATTGTGCCATATCAGCAGATAAAGATAAAAAGTTAGCCCAAGGATCAAGTCTTTTATAACTTACATATTTATATTTAAGTTTGCCATCTGCACCTCTAACATATTTTGTATCTTGGTCTATATCTATTACTTCATAAGCTTTGCCTGTCTTAGCATATTTTTCACTTTCTTTTTCGCTTATTAAAAATCTAAAACTATAAGGCTGCCAACCTGTATCCATTAATTGTTTGTTGATTTTATAGTTAGGAGAACCACCACCAGTTATAGCTACACCAGCATTGGGATCGTTGCCAGCCATAGCTAACATACCAGCAGAAGCCCATAAAGCACCACCAAGTTTTGCTTTACCTCTAGCTCTGGCTGCTACTGCTAAATTATCACTTGTCATTTCTGCAACGTGTTCTTGATACCACTTCATATTTTTTAAAGCATTACCAGCTATAGGTATCTCACCCATTTCTTTTAAAAAAGGTGTCATCTGTGCAGTTTGTTTTATTATGTTTGCTGGTGTTCTTATAAAAGGTAAAACTTGTCTTAAGTATGGGTGTTCATTAATAATAGTTTGAATACCTTTAGTAAGACTTCCTTCTGATAATTGTTCTGTAAAAGTTGATTGTGCTGAAAATTCTCTAGCTCGTCTATATAAATCTAAAGTTTTTTCACTATATTTACCTGTTTTACTTTCGTTCATTACTAGATCATTTATTTGTTTAAATCTTCTATCCATAAACTTTTGTAGCTGCACACCTGTTTTCCCTGCCCTTGTGCCTTCTTCCCATATTTCTGCTTTAGCAAAAGCTCTAAAGTTTAGCTGTTTAAAAAATTCATCTTCTGCCATAAGAAATCTACTTGGCAATCTATACATTGCTCCAATAAATCTTATAATTCCATTTCTTCCTTCTAAGCTTGTTCTTTCAAAATCAACTATCTGTGATCCTCTATCTAATATGTTTGTGTCATATCGAAAAGATTTTTTTGCTAAAGAAAAAGAATCACTTAAAGCTTGTATAGCGTAGATACTTTCTTTAATAGCCCTTTGTCTTGTTATGCCATCTTTTGCTCCTAAAGCTAAAGTTAAAGGTCTTGATAAAGAGTTAAGACCAGTAGCAAGCATATTGACTTGGTGTGTTACTGGACTAGATAAAATTGAATTTATAAATATTTCATTTGTAATTTGAAAAAATCCTTGTCTGTAGCCATTTTTTACTAAGTTTTGAAAAGCCTCTGGGTTTGAAGCAGCTAAATTTATTTTTCTAATTATTGGTCTAAGAGTTCTAAAATCTCCATCTTCTGCCATTTTTATAAGATCATCTACTTTATATTTTGTAATAGGCGATATAAATTCATCTACTTTTTTTGTTACGTCTTTTGCTTCTACACTTACCTGTTTAACTTTATCTCCATACTTTAAATAAGCTTCTATACCTTTTCCTCTATCAGCTTTTGGTATTAATGGTTTTTCTTTTAAAGTTCTTAAACTTAAACCTAAAACACTATCAACAGGTCTTTTTAAATTAATTAATGCGTCATTAAATATTTGTTCTTGTTTATATTCTGCTAAAAGTTTTTTTACTAAATCTTTATTATTTGTTGCAGCAGCTACATCTATAGCATCTGTATATCTCATTATAGCTTGAGTGCTTTCAAACATTAATTGTTTTGCTGCAATTAAAGTAGCTGGTAGATTTTTTTCATATAAAACTTCTGTAATATCTGACAAAGCATTTATTGTATCGAAAGGAAGTTGTGTTTCTGCTTTTGCTGCAAGCTTAGCTAACGTATTTCTTCTTGGTGGTTTAAAAGCAGTTCCTTTTGTTTTGTTAACACCACCAGCTTTTGCTTCGTCTATTATTTGTTTTGTCCTTGCGTTAAGAAAATCAATAACATCTCCATGTGTTTTGAATTGACCAGCAAAGAATGTTCTTTTATATCCAAATGGATCAATAATATCTCCATCAGAATCTAGAGGAGTGATTGATTTTTGTTTTTTACTACCTACAATTTTTTCTAATTTTTTTTGTTTAGTTTTCTGTTTCTTTCTTAGTAATTCAGTTTTCTTAAACTTCTTAAGAATGTTTATAAACTCCATTTCATTCATAGCTTTTTCATCAGCTATGACATCAGAGTTTGTAGCTTTCTGATAGTTCAGTAATCTTTTTAAAAGTATTGCTTTTCTCTTTGGATCATTTTTTATTTCTTTAAAAGAGTTAATTATAAAACCAGTTACATCATCTAACTTTTGTCCAAACAAACCAGTTACATCTTTAGCTGTAGTAGATAGTTTTTCTCCTATACCTGTATTCTTAGCTATTTTTCTTGCAGCATCTATACCTTCTCCCCCTGCTTTAATAGTGCCAGTTGCAATTCTGTCAAACATAAAAGCGTGTATGTTATTTTTTATTCTTAGTAAATATTTATCTTCGGCTGAAACTCTATTATCCTCTGGTCTATCTGGTGTTGCCATAAAATCAGAAACAGTTTTAGTTGCATCTACAAATTTCTCTACACCTACACCTGTCTTTAACTGAAAAGCTTTATCTACTGGTGTAGATTTTAAATACTCCACCATATTGTTGACCATATCACTACCTAAACCTTCTGATAAAAAGTTAAAAGCATTATCTTCGTATGGATCTGTTAGAGCAAAATCAACAATACCAGCAGCAGCTAGACCTTGAAATCTTTTAAGACCTAAAACTTTTAGTCTGTTACGCAACATAGCTGTTGGCACAACATATTGTGTTATAGCTTTAGGAATAAAATATAATGGTTTTTCTTGATCTCCTTCAATCTCAGTACCTAGTTCCTTGAGATCAATTAAATCAAAGTTACCTTTTAAATCTTTACCTAAAATTGTTCTTAATGTATCATCTCCAAGTTCAAATAGTTCATTAAAAGATTGCAGCCTACCATTGATAAGACCTCTCAATATAAGAGAAGCAGGGTTCTCTGACATTGTTTTTTCTTGTTCTGCCCTTAATGCCTTTTGATTTACTTTTGCTTTTTCTAATCGTTGTAAATAAGCATCTCTTTGCTCTATAAGAAAATTATTTAATCCTGATCCATCAGTTGTTTTATCAATAAGGTTATTAAATAATTGTTCATTATTAATAAGAGGTTTTTT